TACGACCGCAATAAGGAGAAAACATCTCTCAAAGTGGCCACTAAAGAAGGAGAATAAAATGACTAAATTATGTCCAAGAGGGAAAGCTGCAGCAAAGCGTAAATTTAAGGTATACCCTAGCGCCTATGCTAATGCCTACGCATCTAAAATATGTGCAGGTAAAATTAAAGATCCTTCAGGAGTGAAAAGAAAAGATTTTAAAGGACCTAAACCTGCATACACAGGTAGTTTTATTGATTTAGAAGTAGACGGTAAAAAATATGCAAACAAAAGTCTAAAACAATATTACAAAGGTATGTATGAGCAGTAAGAGAAAAAAGATTCTACCGGATTATTTAAAAGGTACTGAAATAGGAGGTGGTGTAAATGTTTATGATGACGAATACGTTACTTCACCTAAGGTAGATTTCAGTATTAAAAAAAAGGGTGTCACTGTGGGGTTTTCTGGAGAGAAGCCCATAAGTAAAATTAGTAAAGAAAATATAAATAGTATTTTAGGTTTAAATATTGTTAAGGAAGGCAAGAGCTCATCTTTTGGTATTGAAGGAACAAAGCAAGGTAAAAGTAAAAATATAGGTTTTACTTTTTCTAAAAGTTTTAAAAAAGGAGGATTAAAAGAATGGTTCAAACAAAATTGGGTAGATATTGGGAGCAAACGAAAAGATGGTTCCTACGCCAAGTGTGGCCGTTCAAAATTAGCGGAGGATCGAAAACGAAAGTATCCAAAGTGCGTCCCTGCTGCCAAAGCAGCAAGGATGACAGAATCCCAGAGGCGGAGTGCCGTTGCAAGGAAAAGAGCTAAGCCACAAGGTGTTGGTGGTAAACCTACAAACGTTAAGACCTTTACTAAGAAATATTACGGAGGTATGATAAGTACATGACAGATCCAAAATTCATAGGTCCACCAAAAAAATTATTTCAGTCTTACACTATGCCTAAAGCAAAGACTGCTACTGAAATAGGTAAAGACATAATGAAAAAAACAAACGTTGGAGCTGGTAAAGTTTTAACTGCTTTAGGATCACCAATACGTACAACGAAAAAAATATTAGCAGGTGCAAAAGCAAAATTTACAGGGGCTGCTAAAAAAGTAAAAGCTATTTCAAAAGGTAATATAGGAGGAACCACAAAACCTTTAATAGGAAAGAGTGCAAAAGCTGGTTTAGGAAAGCAAAATAGATTAATAGCACAATTGAAAAAAACTCCTACTAAGGCTAGATTAGCTAGTAAAGCATTAAGAGTAGCAAAATTTGCAAGAGCAGCTACTCCAATAGGTTTAGCCACTGTTGCTGTAACGAGTATTAAAAAAAGAGATCCAAAAGCAGTAAAAAGAGAAAGAGATTTTTATAAAGGTAAAAAATATAAAGATGTAGGTTTTGAGTCAATGTTAAACTATAATAAAGGAGGATTAAAAATGGCGACAAAAAAACTAAAAGCACAAGGTTATAATGGAGGAGATATTGTATCTTTTAAAACTTTTGCAAAAAATAAACTAGCAGCAGCTAGAAATAGACAAGTTGGTCCAACGGAAGAAAGAAAAATTGAGAGCAGACTTAAAAAGGATTATCTTAAAATGATCCGTGGTGCTCAAATAGGTCCAACTGAAGAAGCAAGACTAACAAAAACAATGAAAATGAAATCAGGTAAATTGGCAATAAGAGATTTTTTAAGATCAAAATTTAAATCTCAAGATAGAGTTATGAACAAAGGCAAACAAGGTGCTACGCCTGGAGCTGTCTTTATGCAATTAAAAAAAATGGGTTTATTTAAGGAGGGAAATATGGCTAATTTGAAAAAAATTCCAGAAGGTCCAGAAGGCGAAGGTTTAAGAAAGTTAAAAGCTAAAAGACCTGACGTAACTAGAAAAATGGGTTTTGCTAAAAAAGGTAAAGTTATGAAAGCAATGGCTGGCAAATCTGTTAGAGGTTTCGGTGCTGCAAGAACTTCAGGAATGGGTTTACAAGATGAACAAATGGTTCCTGGTAAATCTATGGATTATTATAAAGACTTAATGTAGTGAATTATGGCAACATCAGGTACAACAGCATTCGATTTAAATATCGATGACATCATAGAGGAAGCGTATGAAAGATGTGGAATACGTACTAACTCAGGTTTTGACCTTAGATCAGCGAGAAGAAGTTTAAATTTACTTTTTTCTGAATGGGGTAATAGAGGTGTCCATTTATTCAAAGTTGAACAACAAACTCAAGCTTTAACAGCTGGCACAGCACAATACACTGTACCTACAAAAGTTAGTGATGTTTTAGAAGCTTTTATATCAACAACTGCAGGGGTTGAAACAAATACTCAAGATGTATCTTTAACGAAAATTGATAGATCTGCTTTCGCTGCTCTCCCTAATAAAGGAGCTCAAGGTCAACCGTCTCAATATTATGTTGATAGACAAGTTATTCCTGTAATAAATTTATATTTAACACCTGATGCCTCTACATTTACACATTTAAAATATTTTTCAATAAATAGAATAGAAGACGCTGGTGCTTATACAAATCAAGCAGATGTGGCTTACAGGTTTTTACCTTGTATGTGTTCAGGTCTTGCTTACTATTTAGCAATGAAAAAAGCACCAGATAAAATACAAACGCTAAGATTAATTTATGAGGATGAATTACAAAGAGCACTAACAGAAGATGGCCAAAGAGCTTCTGTTTATATTTCACCACAGAATTACTTTGGAGATGGGGTAGCGTAATGGCATTTGCTAGAGGAAAAAGATCATTAGCCATATCAGATAGATCAGGACAAGCCTTTCCTTATTCAGAAATGGTTAAGGAGTGGAATGGTTCTTTAGTTCACATATCTGAATTTGAAGCAAAACATCCACAACTAGATCCGCCACATACTAAAGCTGATGCAATAGCTTTAAGAAACCCTAGGGTACAAAAATTTCAACAACCTAAAACAGTGGCTGATAATGACGTGACTTTAGCTAACTCTGGAGGAATAACTGTTGGAGTTGCAAATCTAACATTACCTGGTGATTTTGCTTTTGAAACTTTTGAAACTGAAGTTACGAGTAACGGTATTACAACGTCTTTACAAACTATGAAACCTAGAGATCCATCTTTACAAAACAGAAGAAGGCAGGCAACAGTTTTAGTTAACCCCGTAACAATAGAGATATCTTAATGGCCATAACGTATACAAATTTTTTAACGCAAGTAAGAAATTATACAGAGGTTTCTAGTTCTGTTTTATCAGATACTTTGTTAGATCAATTTATTAGAAATACAGAATTAGCCATAGCTGGAGCAGTAGATTATGATGATCTTAGAAAATTTTCAAATTCTAATTTTACTGCAGATAATAGAGCAGTAAGTTTACCTGGTGATTTAAAATATCTTAGAGCTGTGAAGATTACAGATTCAACTACAGAAATTTTTTTAGAAAAAAGAGATCAGACATTTATAGCAGAATTTAATCCTACTGGGTCTACTGGCCAGCCAAAATATTACGCCATGTATAACGATAAAAATATTATAGTTGCACCAACACCAAGTTCTGCTTTACCTATTCAAATTCAATATGTAAAAAATCCACCACATTTTGATTCTACTACGTCTACTATGTTATCAGACCAATACGAAAATTTGCTTTTATATGGTGTTCTAGTTGAGTGTTTTTCATACTTAAAAGGGCCACAGGATATGTACAACCTCTACAAAACAAGGTATGATACAGAATTACAGGCTTTTGCTCTAGAACAAATGGGTTCGAGAAGAAGAGGTCAGTATACAGATGGTGTCCCAAGAACCAAGGTTCCGGCTCCATCACCATAAAAATTTATAAGGAGATAACATGGCAATTACAACAAACGCAATTACAAACTCTTTCAAAGAAGAGATTCTTGAAGGTGTTCACGACTTTACACCTACAACAGGTGATAAATTTAAATTAGCTCTATACACTTCACAAGCATCTATTGGAGCAGACACTGCAACTTACCCTGGCGACAGTACAGGTAACCAAGTTGCGAATACTGGTCAATACACGCAAGGTGGAGGGTTATTAGTTAATGCTCTTGTTTCAACACAGGCAACAGTAGCATTCGTAGATTTTAGTGACTTATCTTTTACAGGTGTAACATTAACAGCAAGAGGTGCTTTAATTTATAACACTTCAAACAGTAACAAATCTGTTTGTGTATTGGACTTCGGCGGTGATAAAACTGCCACGTCAGGAACTTTTACGATTCAGTTTCCTAACCCAAACAACACACAAGCTATAATTAGAATCGCATAATTTAGGAGCCCGGTGTTATGGCACAACTTACTTACACCGTTACCGTAGCAACGGGCAGCCTTTACTTAGGTGGAGGCGCCACTGGTAATGTTTTTTACTTAGATGGCTCTAGAGATATAGACTTATCTTGGGTTAAAAGCGGAACTTTAAGATTTGATCAATCTGATAATACAAACGACAATCATCCTTTATTTTTTGCAACACAAACTTCAAATCCACAATCAAATGTCTATGGAACTGGAGTTTCATACTATTTAGATGGTGCAACAACACAAGCTAATTATTTTAACACAACATACTTTAATGCAGCTAGCACAAGATATATAGAGGTAACTCCAGCAAGCGACGCTACTTTTTATTATGCTTGTTACATTCATGGTATCGGAATGGGTGGAGAGATTGACATTACTCAAAACACTTGGGGCGCTTTATCTTGGAGCGCAGGTCAGTGGGCTGATCAAACTGATATAGATTTAGATTTATCTGGAATACAGTTAAACGCATCTTTAGGAGATTCAGAAGCTTTTCCTGATAGAGGCTGGGGAGGAAATACTTGGTCTCACGGAAACTGGGGAGAAGTAAATGCAACTGACATTCAGGTATCGGGAATTGAATTACAATCTTCTATTGGAGTTTCAAATGCGTTTCCAGAGTTTGGTTGGGGTGGTGGAGTATGGAACTCTAGTAAAGGTAGCTGGGGTAATTTATCCGACATTGCAGTAATTGCTGCGTCTTTCCAATTACAATCTAGTATAGGTGAAGAGGGAGTAATAGAAGAAATAAATGCTGGTTGGGGAAGAAAAACTTGGAACAATGCTGAAGGTTGGGGTATTGCAGGTACACTGCAAGCTGATGGAATTCAATTACAATCCACAACACCAGGCGTATCTGTCGATACAGAAGTTAACACTGGTTGGGGAAGATTAGAATGGGGTAATGGAGCTTGGAATGTTGCTTATTCTGTTGAGTTAGGATCTTTAAGTTTACAATCAACTATTGGTGAAGAAGAAGGGTTTACTGATTTTATTGCAGAACCAACAGGATTAAGTTTACAATCAACTATTGGTGATGCACATGAAACGACGGCAGACGGTCAAGTTGCAGTCTTTACTAATTTATTACAAACATCGCAAGGAGATGCAGTTGGAGCACAAGACGTAGAATTTACTCCTTCAGGAATAGGATTGCAAACGAGTGTAGGAACGGGATCTGAAATAGGTGCATTAACAATCGCAGAAGTTAATGGAATAGAATTACAATCTAATATAGGTGAAGAAAGCGCTACTGGTTTAGCTGTAGTTACTCCTACTGGCATTGCATCAGCTTTTGTTTTAGGAACTGCAGATCCAGTATCAGTTGCAGAGGCTACAGGTTCACAATTACAAACGTCAATCTCTGGACCTCAATCAATTACTGGAAATGCAACAGTAGATTTAACAGGCATACAGTTGACTGGAAGTCTTGGGTCAATTAATATTACACCATGGAATGAAGTAGATTTAGGAGTCAATAATACTTGGACTGAGGTTGATTTGGCTGCTTAATTTTAGTAAAATAACAATATAAGGATTTATTTATGGCATCATCATATACAGCACTCGGAGTGGAACTTCAGGTAACCGGTGAAAACGCGGGTACATGGGGTGATAAAACAAATACAAATTTACAATTATTACAACAAATCGTAGGTGGTTTTAATCAAACATCAATTGCAGGTGGAGCAGGCACAACAGCTTTAGACGTTGTTGACGGAAACACTACTGGAACAGCTCAACAAAACATGATTGAGTTAACAGGCACAATTACTGGTAACAGAATTGTTACTATACCAACTGACGTAGAAAAACTTTATGTAATTAGAAATTCTACATCAGGAGCTTTTACAGTAGAATTTAAATATGCTTCTGGATCAGGCGCAAGCGTAACTTTTGCTACAACTGACAAAGGCACTAAACTATTAATGGCAAAAGCTGACGACGTCACAAACCCAAATATTATTGACGTCGGCATGGTTGATTTAACAGGTGTTCAAACTTTAACAAATAAAACTTTAACGTCTCCTAAGATTGGAACTTCAGTTTTAGATACTGCTGGATTAGAATTATTAAAATTAACTGCAACAGGTTCAGCTGTTAACGAGTTGACTCTTGCAAACGCAGCAACCACTAATAATCCAACACTATCGGCAACAGGTGACGATTCAAACGTCGGTATAGATTTGTCGCCAAAAGGTTTAGGTGCAGTAAAATTAACTAGTTTAGGAAGTATTGAAGCTTTACAAGAAAGAGCAACAGTAGCTGCTACAGGCACAACTGGCACTGTAACATTTGATTTGTTGACTCAAGCTGTACTTTACCACACTTCAAATGCTGCTGGTAACTTTACAGTAAATTTCAGAGGTGATGGTTCAAACACTTTAAACAACACAATGAACACTAATGATTCAATGACAGCGGCTTTCATAATTACAAACGGTGGAACGCCTTATTACAACAGTGCAGTTCAAATTGATGGATCAGGTGTTACGCCTGAGTGGCAAGGTGGATCAGCGCCGTCTGCTGGTAATGCTTCCTCAAATGACGTATATTCTTATACAATAATTAAAACTGGTGACGCAACATTCAAAGTTTTTGCTGCGCAAACACAGTTCGCATAATAGGAGGATAAAAGTTTATGCCATTATTAAGTTCTTTCGGAGCTGCATCCAAAAGAGGATTTGGAAGTGCGTCAATCGATGAATTTTCAATTGACATATTATTAGTCGCTGGCGGTGGCGGTGGAGGAAATTCCAAAGGAGCCGGAGGCGGAGGCGGTGGTATGCGTAAATTTACCGGCGAAACTTTTTTTTCAAATGAAACTTTGACAGTAACTGTAGGATCAGGAGGAGATCCAGGAAAATCTTATGTAGGCGGAGGCCCTGCAACACCTGGAGGAAACTCTGAGATTAGCGGAGGATCTTTA